CTCCTGGACAAATCATCCAGATAGAGAATGATTGTTTTGGAAAATGGCAGGCAGGAGATTGTTTTGGTTGGAGAGGACCCCAACCACATGCGTTCTATAATTTCAGTATGAAAGATAGATACGCAATTCAAGTTACGGGTTCTGTAGACTGATAATATTTCTCAGATTCCGAAACACTCATCAGAGGATTCTTAAGTTCATCTATGTAATGTGTTTTGGCTGGACACATAGAACAGATACTTAGGCATTCACTCTTCCAGAATTGCATTAACTCCTCATCAGAACACTCTGGTCTCAAAGGTTCGTATGCAAGATATGGATCCCACTTCTCTGATAGTAAGTCACCATATTTTTTCTTTGCTTCTGGTAAGTACGTAATAGGTGGGCACTTCCAGAGGTTTCCTTGATATAACTGGAAACATCTTGCACCATCCATCCAACAATTTTCCCAACTAGCTTCTGGATCATTGTCTTCATAAGGTAACATTGATGCACCATAACCTTTGTATATTCTTCTCCAAGTTCTACCACTTGGATTCCAACCTGAACCTTCTTCAGTGAAGTCCATAAAGTTGACTGTAGTTCCTTCCTCTTCTCTCCACTTTTTCATTAATAAGATATTGTCTTTTAGTTTACCCAAGTAATCTTCTTTTTTACTATGAAGTCCAATATCGATTGATGTGTTAGTTTCTTTAAGAACTTTTCCTAGATTTTCGTGACGGTCTACAAAAAATCCATTACTCATTAATCTTATTTCTTGATCTGGACCCCACAACTCTCTTGCTATGTATAGGAATTCTTCCAGATCTTTATGTAATGTTGGCTCTCCACCTAATATATGGAATTGATCTGGTTTGATTCTTCCATTCCAGTTCTTTATCCAAGATATAAACTCATCTTTAGTTATCATCCAGTTCAGACCAATATTGGTCATGTCCGAACAACTATCACAAGTCAAATTGCAATTATGAGTTATATGAATAGCAATTATCCAGGGATCTGGAGTAGTTGTTTTTGGGCCTAAATCTGTATTTGATGTCATTTTATATTAATCTAGATCTACTGTATTTAGATTGAAGTATTTTTCTTTCGTTGACATTTTAGGGTAACATAGATATACTGTATACACTGGTGGTTATTATTTCTGTATGAAACATATCTATTCTAAAAAACATCCAGAAAAACTGCTTCATATTATTAACAGAGTATCTGACATAGTAGAAAGGACAAACGTTGTTCCTGACAATCAATTTCTTCAATTAGCTACTCTTAGACTCGAAAAAGATAAAACTTTTAGACCACATCAACATATTTGGAAAGATTCTCCCACCGAAAAAATAATAGCACAGGAATCTTGGGTTATTATTAAAGGATCAGTAAGAGTTTATTTTTATGATGTTGATGGAAAACTTTTAACCGAAGAAATTATATATCCTGGAGATTGCTCTATGACTTTTGAAGGAGGTCATACATATAAAGCTCTTGAGGATGATACGGTTGTTTATGAATATAAGACGGGACCATATACTGGAATAGAAAATGACAAAGTATTTTTATGAGTAAAGTTGCCTTAATAACTGGTATTACTGGTCAAGATGGTAGTTATCTATCTGAACATTTATTAGAACTCGGTTATAAAGTACATGGGATAGTTAGAAGATTATCCGTACCAGAAAATCAAACCAAAAGAATACAACATGTAGATGATCAGATAACCTCTCATTACGGAGATTTATTGGATGAACATTCCTTGTATAGAATCATGGAGGAAGTTCAACCAGATGAAGTATATAATCTTGCTGCAATGAGTCATGTAAGAGTAAGTTTTGATGTTCCTTCCTTTACTATTAAAACCAACTCTCTTGGAGTTCTTAATATGCTTGAATCTGTGAGAACAAAAGTTCCACACGCAAAGTTTTATCAAGCGAGTTCTTCTGAGATGTTCGGAAATAGTATTGATGAGGATAACTTTCAACGACTTGAAACTCCCATGAGACCAGTTAGTCCTTATGGGTGTTCAAAGGTAATGGGATTTAATTTAGTTAGACACTATCGTGAAGGATATAAACTTCATTCTTGTAATGGTATTTTGTTCAATCATGAATCTCCGAGAAGAGGAACAAACTTTGTAACTAATAAAGTCGTTAAGGGTGCTGTAGAAATTAAACTTGGTCTCAGGGATAAGTTGGAGTTGGGAAACTTAGATTCTTATAGAGACTGGGGACATTCTTACGATTATGTTAGAGCCATGCACCTTATTTTGAACCATTCTGAACCGAGGGATTGGGTGGTATCTACGGGGGAAACTAAAAGTGTAAGAGATCTTTGCGAATATACTTTTAATTCTCTTGGATTAAATTATGAGGATTATGTTGTTCAAAACGAAAAGTATTTGAGAAAGGAAGAAATTAATTATCTTCGTGGAGATTCTTCAGAAATTAGGAATAAACTTGGGTGGAAACCGAAGTATATATTTGAATCTATGATTGATGAAATGGTTCAACACTGGTATGATAATTTGAAATAGTAAGTACCTTTAATCAATTGCAAAAGAGTCATATTTGATGTATAATAAATACTCGTATAAGTAGATTGTTAGAAATAGTGGCTCTTAAGAAACCATCAGAATATTTCAAAAAAGACACCGCGAGTGTTGATGATTCTGTACAGGAAATTGTAAGTAATCCTGGCATGAATTCCTTCTCTGAAGCCTATGATTCCTTTAGAAATAATCTAAGTAAAATTGATTCATTATCAAAGTCTTTAGATGAATACAATGATAATGTCGATAAAGTAAATTATCTCTCTGAAAAAGTTAGTGAAATTCAAACAGAGTTAAAGTCTTATCTTTCAAAAGAAGAACTAGATCGTTCTTTGGTTTCTCAACTTTTTGTTGTTGAACAAAGTATTAGGGAAGTTCAATCAAAAGTAAAAAGCATAAATGAGAAACATCTTGCTGAAGTAAAGTCTGATGTTTCTATTGTAACGGAAGCTGTAAATAATTTTCTAGATGTAGATGTACCTAAGTATAAGAACTTAGTTGTAGAATCTGAACTTCGTACTTACAAGAGGTATGAAGAACTGGAAGGGAACGTAAACAAAACTTTCGAAGTAATTGGGGAGTTTGTAGATTCTAAGTATGAAGAACTTTCGGAAAATCTTCAAGGTATAAACCAAAAAAATCTTGAAGAAGTTCTTAATGATATCAAACTTCTTGACGAAAGTTTTAAGAAACTCAAAGAAGAAGATATTCAAGAGTATAAAAAACTAGT